TTTACGGATGATAAACAACATACTGCTGTTCGTTCTTCGTCTGTTGGTAGAGTAATCTCTGAACACAGGTTACTCTGTCTAATCTTAAGACCTAAATCTTTCTGTGCTTTAGGTAAATATTTATTACAGGTATCTATGTTTATCATGTAGGGTTCGCCTGTCTCTGCCCTAGCATGAATTATTTGCCACCATAAATCTCTAGCGTTTACTATCTTAACTGCCTCTTTAGATTTAGGGTCAATCAATCTCCAGTCTTCATCCTTCTCTACTGCTTCAAGGAATGAGTCAGTAATATTTATACCATTATGTATATTAAGATTCTTTCTGTTTATATCTCCACCAGATTCTTTTCTCATGTTTATAAACTCTTCAATCTCTGGATGACTAATGTCCATGTAAGCCGCATAAGAACCACGTCTTGTTGTGCCTTGGTTAAAGGCTAACATCTGTGAATCAACTACGTGCATGAAAGGAATTGAACCAGTAGAACGACTGCCATGAGTAGTTGAAATACCGTTGCTCCTAATATCGCCCCAATATCCACCGATGCCTCCACCTGAACTTGCCAACCAAATGTTCTCGTCATAGTGAGAAGATAGACCACCCCTGCTGTCAGGAACATAATTGAGGAAACAACTGATAGGAAGCCCACGAGTTGTACCCCCGTTACTAAGTATAGGAGTGCTAAACATGAACCAACGAGAGGAACTGTAGTTATAAAGTCTCTGAGCAAGTTCAAAATCTGTCTCACCTTTGAAGGTTGCTCCGAAGACGGAGGCTCTTGCGAATGCTTCTTGTGCATGTGTTTCATTCTCCCAAAGATATCTATCTTTCAATGTATCAAGACTAAACTTATCAAATGTTTTTTCTCTGTCGTAGTCTATTTCAATTCCTAAGTAAGGCTTAGTTCCTATCTTGTCTTCAATCATTATTTTCTTCCTTGTTGTTTACATATAAAGCTATTATAGTATAGTGCATAATCTTCATAAGGTCTTGATTAGATTTACCGTTCTTCTTACCAAACCTCATAGCGTATTTCATAATGTTACCAATACAAAATCCTTCTCCGTATCCTGAATCAATTATCATATCTGTTGCTTGGTACTTGCCATTAGCATAGTGTTGGTCATATGTATTACCAATATATGCTTTGACCTCGTTTAAAATTTTATCTTCATTAAATTTATAGTTCACTTTTCCATTCCTTTGGTAATGTATCTTCACTATACCATGTAAAATTATTTGTCTCTGCCCATTCAGCATGAGTTCTTTTTGTTTTATCTTTTCTCATCTTAGCACCTGGCATTGGGGAAAAGGGTTTCTGAAATAAGAATACCAACTCATAGTCTTTAGGTATTGCTTCTCTTATATGTATGTACTTACTATATTCTGCATAGTCCCAGAACCTACCTTTAGCTTCTAGTAAAATAGTTTTACCGTCTATAACTTTTACAAAGTCAGGTTCGTACTTGTGTTTAACAACATAGTTAATGTTATCCCAATGATGTTTCCATTCTTGTAGTACAGTCTCATGTAGAGTTGCTTCCCATAAACTGTCATACCCTTTAGGTATACCAACCTTCTTTGGTCTAGGTTTTCTTGGTACTCTTCTAGGCATTCAACTCCTCCAAATGAAAGTTAGGATTTTGTTTTACTTTTTTGTAGAACCACCTAAGACTATAAGCACTTATCATATATTTATTATTAACAAATATATGTGTTTGCTCTGGGAGAAATTCATTTAAGTTTTTTTTGTTAATCTTATTAGAGTCTTCTCCTTCAGGAGTCATAGATTGTAACCAACCTATAAGCAATCCTTCAGCTTTACGCCTTAATAGTTTTGATTTTTTACCACTCATATTTGTGTTACCTCTATAACATTAGGGACTTTAGGTACTTGAGTTAAGTATCTATTTCCGTTTGAATATTTAAATACTCTTAATCCTTTACCTTCGTTAGCATCCTTATGACACTCAAACTTATGTCTGCAATATACACAACCTTTAGGTAGTTGCATGTTACCAGACTTGCCATCAGGTATAGGATTATAACATCTTTCTGGTGGTGTCTTAAGCTTAACAGCTTTCTTAACACTACTTATTTTCTTTTTGATATTTGGTTTATCAAAGTCATCTGGTCTAAACATAGCTAACTCTCCAGACTCTTTATTAAGAGCTAGGAATCCACCATTGTTTGTACCTTCTGCTTCTTCATAACCTGCAAGTTGAGCCATGTATCCGAATGCATCTTGCTCCGCCAGTGTACCATCTTTAAATTTCTTAAAGGCAAATCCTGAAGCAGTCTTAACATCAACAACCTCTCCGTCAATAACACAGTCCATGTGTCCTTTTATTCCAGAAACTGTTATCTCTTTCTGTTCGCTTGTTACTTCATGTCCGGATAACTTAACTAGAAATAAAACTATCTCTTCAAGTAAATGTCCGTATAAGAACTTAATAAATAATGAGGGAGGCATTCTTTCAGGAGTACCTTCTGACTTCATATCATACCACAACTGTCTTTCTTTCCTACCTATGTTAGACATTCTAAGTGCAGGTTTACCACGAGGAGTAGGATGAGACCAATCATAAAGAATCTGTTTCATTGATTCTCCAAACTGTTCTATTGTGTCTTCATCTAAGTCGATGTGTTTATTATCAGCCAGTACGCCTATCTTATTATAGATGTCTTCTACTAATGTGTCAAGTGTTTTTTTATTTTTAGTCATTATTTTTATGATTTACAAAGTTAAGTTTTCTAGTGGCAGGATTGAAATTAAGTATACGTACATTCAAATCTAGTTGAGTTTCTGTTCTAGACCTACCTGACTTTCCTGATTTTGTTTTAACATCAATGTATGTCATCTCTCCATCTTTTGTAGCTATTAAATCTATTGGTCCAGAACAACCACAATTTTTAAATACTTCATATCCTTTATCCCATAGCCAAGTTACTGCATAGAACTCAGCCATATCTCCTTTACGATTATCTAAAGAATGTTTACTAATGTGTTTCACTCCAACTACTCCCTATCTTGTATTCGCCATCCAAAGGACAACGAAGATTAAAATGTGTACCTGCTTTTATTATACTGTCAACAGCTAACTGTCCTACCTTATCAGCATGACATGATGGGACTTCTATCTGCCACTCATCGTGGATGTTAGCTACAAATTTATATTCCATATTATTAAGAACAAGTAGCTCGTCTAATATAACTAATGCTTTCTTCATAACGATAGCACCTGCTCCCTGTAACAAAGTGTTAAGAGAAGAATGAGCATTACGTATGTAAAGCTTCCTACCATCTAAACCTTTGAGGTATTTTTTTGAAGCTGCTCTTTGTACTCTGTCTCTAAGAGACTTAAATGTAGGCTTATTATCAAAGAAATATTGTCTAGCTCTCTTACCATCTGATGTATTTCCTCCGACCACGCTACCAAGTTTTTCATCTCCTGCTCCGTACATAAGTGCATAGATGAATGTCTTTGCCTTATCTCTTGATTCAAGTTTTGCAGCTCTTTGATTAGCTGTGTGTATGTCTCCATCTAATATCTCCTTTATATAGTCATCATCATTCATATAGTGTGCCAACATTCTAAGCTCTAGACCACTGGCATCAACGCCTAACAGAACATTTCCTTCATCTACAATCCAACAAGACCTACACTCTTTACCATAAAGGCTGTGAACAGAAGGTACTTGTGCCATGTTAGGACTTCTATGAGTCATCCTACCTGTGATAGCACCATTAGGTATAACGAAACCATGCACACGACCATCCTCTTCTACCGAGTTGACCCATGAATCTACTTGAGCTATACGTTTTTGGATTAAAAGAAAGTCTGCTATAAGTTTTGCTTCTCTTATATGTGTAACTTCTGATAGAGTTTTCTCATCAACAATGGGTTGACCAGTAGGTGTAAACCTATCTGGCTTCCAACCAAAGTCAATAAGATATTCTCCTATCTGTTTACGACTGCCAAGATTAAACTCTTGTAGAGTTTGTCTCATGAAAGGTTCAAAGTTATTTGTATCTAAACATCTCTGATACTCATCATCAGTAACACCACGTTTAGATAAGTTACCATCCTTCTTGATGTAAGGCGTAACTAACTTATCATCTACCCACTTAGGTTTGAATGTGCTATGCACTTCATCCTCTATGAGTTGAGACTTTTCTCTTAGTTCTGCTAACAAAATTAAAGCAGACTCCATATCAAACATGAAACCATTTACTTCTTGCTGTTTAATAATCTTAGCTACAGATTGTTCAAGGTCTATACAAGATTTACTAAATCCTTTCGACTCATTGCGAAGTGATTTATATACTAATGTATTTACTTGTACATCCCTTACACAATACTCTAACATTTTAGGAGAGTAGTTGACATAATCTTCAAAGTCAATCTTAGCCAAGCCAAGTTTATATCCCCACTTCTCTAAGCTATGTCCACCATCTCTGGTAGGATTGAATAGCCTAGAGAGTACAAGAGTATCTATAACTTCTTTATCACTAAGGTCAATGTTACCAAACTTTTCTACTAATGGTATATCAAATCCTATGATGTTATGTCCAATTAACCTATTGGCTTTTAATAAAAGCTCGTAACCTTCAGATAGTTTATCAGGTGGATACTTAAATATCTCTCCTGTATTTGCATCTTGTGCTACAATACAATGTATTAGTGTTGCCTTTAGGTCATCAGTCTCTATGTCAAATACTAAATCCATAATTAAAATGCCTCGTCTAAACTATTATCAAACTCTATATCACTATCACTAAGTTCTGATAGTCTACCAGTCTCAGCATCATAAATAACTCTAGCCGCCATACCTACATCTCCTGTATACCTAGACTTAAGAACTCTTAATCTTGTAGTCCTAGCTTCATCAGGGTCATCTGCTTGTTGGTTTCTTTCTAGTGCTATCACACAATCACTAAGTTGTCCAATACTATTTGAACCTCTTAGATGAGAGAGGGATACTTCAATACCATTCTCATGTCCTTTGTTACCATCAACTCTACGTAAGTGAGAAACTAAAATGATTCCTGCACCTGTCTCTTCTACCAAACTTCTTAGTCTAGTCATGATAGTATCAATGGCTCGTCTTTCATCTCCTTCATGAACAGCACTTACTAACATATGTAAATGGTCAACGACCACCCACTTGCAATCACATCCTATAATCATGAAACGAAGCTTAGTAAAGATGTCATCTATGTCGTTAGTTCCGAAGTGGGAATGTACCCATACTCTATTTCGGTTATCGCCATCGTATAGCATATCAAACATCTTATCTAATTCTTCTTTGGAAAACTTCTCACGTTCTTGGTCAACGTATAACCTAGCGTTAGCTTCGATAGATAAGATACCATCAATGGTTCTTCTCCAATCTTCTTCCAATGCTATGATACCTACGTTGTCTTCTGTGTTCTTAATAAGATGATGTTCAAGTTCTCTTGTAACACTTGACTTACCAAGACCAGTACCACCTGTAAGTGTGACCAGTTCTCCTGCTCTAAGACCATACAATTTCTTGTTCAGTCCTTCATAAGGATAAGGAACGCTTTGTTTCTTTTCACGATTGTGAAACTTCTCACGTTGTTCAGTAACATTTATAACACCAGAGGGTGTATAAACTTTACTAGCCCACCAAGCCTCAACAAATTCTTTGTGCCTATTAGAACGAAGCATATCGTTAGGGTCTTTAAAACCATTAGGTAAAGAAAGTATCTTAGCTTTTCCGGGCTTGAAAAGTCTAGCAACTTTAATAGATGCTTCCTTTCCTGCCTTATCATTATCAAATGCAATGATGACATTTTCAAACTCATCAAAGAACTCTAAGCTTTCCTTGATATCTTTGACTGCACCATTAGCACCACGCTTAATAGATACTACAGCCCACTTAGAACCAAGCAGTTCATAAGCAGACATAGCATCACACTCTCCTTCGGTAATGGTAACATACTTACCACCCTTGAAAAGTTGTTGACCAAACAATCCTGTCTCGTTGTAAGTTCCAGATACAAAGAAGTCTTTGCTCTTTACGTTACGAACTTTAGTAGCTGATAACTCATGACCATTGTAGAACGGATAGAAATGTTTAACCACGTTACCTTGTAGGTCGTGTACACATTTAACTCCATACTTCTTGGCTGTGTTCATAGTAATCTTTCTATCTGTTAAGGCAGAAAAATTACCTTCATCTACTATGTCAGGTTGTTTAGCCTGTGTTGTCGTTGCTGTTTGCATATCCTTACCTCCACATGCGTTAGTATAGTTAGGCATAAATTCACCACAACTGAAACACTTTGCTGAATCATCTTCGTTGATTCCAACAGCATCACTACTGTTGCAAAGTGGACAGGGTTGATGTAGTTTGTCCCAAGTTTTATCCATGTTAGCCCTCACTATGAATTAAGATTCTTCTGTATCTTCTACAGGTTCTTCTTCTTGTTCTACGACAGCCTCTGGACTATCTTTCAATACAGATTCAAGGTTGCTTTGATGTCCTTGTGAAGCATAGTTCAATGCCTCTACTAATACATTCAATGTTCCTATCTTACTGATAGATACATTAGCACCTGCTCTCTTCTGTTCGTCCTCAATCTTTGATACATCATAGACTGATTCGCCATCATCATTTTTAATAGTAATAATCATATTAAAATTCCTCGTTGTCTGAATCTTGTTCAGCATATTCAATTAAGTTCTCTACTTTAACAGCCATTAGTTCTGCAAACCTACCATAATTATTTTTATATGGTTTGATTTTAACAGTGACTTCAGAGCCATTACCTACTGCTACATCCATTGCATTACCGTCCACGTCTACCAACTTAGGTGCGACATTGGCACTGCCATCGTTCTTGGATGCTCTCTTACTGAAAGTAAAAGCAGGTTCATCATACTTAGCCTCGCCTGTTCTTGACCTAACTTGATTCAGTCCTAAGTCTTCTAACTTAGATGCTGTCTCAGTGTCAGTCAGTACAGTTAAGCCATACTTGTGAGGTTCAAACCTCGTGTTAGGCGTTGTGATATTAGCCCACATTGCCTTTCCTTTTACATACTCATACATATGTTTTCCTCCTTTGGATTGTATTAAGTTGTTGCATTATAACACAGTTATACTTTCTTGTCAAGTCTTTTCTGTCTTCTTCTTGCATTGTTTCTATCACGTGTAAATTGTATAGCCCCTTGCAAGTCTTCCCATAACTCATCAAGTGCTTGTTTCTTTTGTTCTTTATTAAGTCTTGTAACGATTTTGATATCAGACTTCTTAGGTATCCAAGTATCCCAGTAAGCTTTGTCCATGTCTTTCCATGTCCAACCTATCTGCTTGTCTAGTGTTGTTGATTTAAAATATAAATTCATATTAACCCTCGT